GCGGTGAGTTCATCAATGACATATGTAGGAATTTTATCGTAGAGCTGGTCAATCACTTTCATGACGAGCTGACTATAGTTGATCATTAACGGAGGAGTCACCTCCGCACCTATTTTCTTTACTCGTTGGAGAATCTTATCAAAAGAGACTTCTTGGAAAGTCTCATCACGTTTAATCACTCGCATTTCTTGTTCCATCTGTTATACAAAGAGAGAAGAGTTTATATGATTTTACCACAACCTTTTACAACCTTTTACAACCTTTTAAGAAAAGGTTGGACCAAAATACAACCTAATCGCAGAGAAATTTAGATGTTTTTGGCCCAATCTTTTTCAACCTTTTTCAACCTTTTAAGAAAAGGTTGGACCAAAATACAACCTAATCGCAGAGAAATTTAGATGTTTTTTGGCCCAATCTTTTTCAACCTTTTTTCAACCTTTTTTCAACCTTTTTTAAAGGTTGTTTTTGGCCCAACCTTTTTTAAAGGTTGTATTTTGGCCCAACCTTTTCTTAAAAGGTTGTGTATATATAAGAAGATGTTATATTTATTCATTAAAAGTATTTTAATTTTTTTAACATTTTATGGCTTATATAATTTAGCCACATTTCTGTTCAATAAAAAACGAGAAGGATTCTTGAATTTTCCTAATAAACTCTTATCCCCTGGCGATTTTCCTTTAACCGTGGATAAACCACTACTCGTTGATGATTATAATTTAAAAAATCCGCCCTATTTATCCGCCTTAAACGCCAGCGACATTTACAAAGAGTATCCGATTTTTCCCGCTCATTCTACCAATATAAATAACATCCGGTATTGGACCAAACCTGAAAACGGTACTTGTTCGCGAGCTGAAGTCTGTGGTTATTTGTATGAAGACTATACCGACCAACATATTCCTCCGCCTCCCACTGCTCCTGGTTGGAATAAACGTGTCAATTTTTACGTAGAGGATTATTAGCGTAATACAACAATTTAGGCGTTTGAAATAACCTAGGTAATGTTACATCATAAACTTTAATAAAATACTTCAGTATCAATCGTGATATTTTTATTAGTTTCATCAATATTCGTATCTGGACACGCACCTGGACACGCACCTGGACACGCCATGACATCCACATCCACATCCATCATAGTTGATAAATCAAACAAACATTTCCCACTCATAACATTCGGTGTATTATCTGTTTTCACTCTTTTATTAGGTGAACGGTGTTCATACCCATGAACTTTCTCATGTTCAATGGTTTTCCATACATCGGTCAGAATCGGAACAGCCGCCTTAAACCAAAATTTATTGCGCAACACAAGGATACAACTCAATTCGTCTAACCACCAATAGATATTTTTACACCACATATCATTATGATGTTTGTCCATCATTGCGGTTTCCCAATCAGTTATCTCATGTCTATCCGCATTTAGTGGTGCATACTCATAGACTGGTTGTCCATTGACAATAAACTGAATCATCATACCTTTTTGTTGGCCCGCTTGGGTTTTATTATAATTGATTTCGCCGCAATCACTTTTGTCTTCTACTTCATCGCATTGAGAATCAGCCAAATATGCGTCTTCGTCAGCGTATTCTTTAAATCGGGTTTCTAAGAAGTCGCATTCGTTCAAGTTACACACTTCTAATTGTAACTGCATCTGAATCCAATATTCCATTTTAGGAATACCATCAATGTCCCGATTCACAATATTTTTAATTTCTAACATGCGGCCATACCGGTCAGAAGATTCCAATGTATTAATTCCGTCAGGTGATGCAGCTAGAAATTCCAAGGTACCGTGTGGTATACAACCAAAATCACTGACGCCTGTTTTATATAAAATCTCATACAATTGAACAGATACTGGTTCATATTTGTGACCCCAATGCATAGGCGAATCTAATGACGTATGACTATATTTTTCCACATTCAAAGGTTTACATTTATCATAAATCAGCTGATTCCTAGTACTTTCGCTGATAAAGGCTTTCCAGATACTACTTGCAGTCAAATATTTGTAGCGAAAATTATACCACGCCGCCGTCCGCTGTTCCGGCTGAGGGACATTCTGTAAATAAGTGATTTTCTCCTTGAGCTTCGCAATATTCGGCTTTACTCTGATAAAAGTTTTATGAAAAGAACGCTTCGGAGCTATCTTTTGGTAAAAGAGTTTCAAGGCTTGTTCAATGCAGAGGATCAATTCATCTTCCATGTCATCTATATCATCTGGTATGACATGTGTGAACTGTTGTAAGAGTAAATCCAACACTTCTAAAATGACATTCTCATGAAAATACGGTTGAATATAAAGCATAGGTTCATTCTCTAATAAATCATTTATAAGTGAATAAGCGGTTTCAACTAAGGCGATTTCTTCGTCGTGACTAAAGACAGCTGCAACTGTAAAACTGTCTATAATATTTACCAATGTATCTGTATTTATCACCATCTCAAATATATGTATTAGATATTATATACATTTGATACTTATATCAATTTTATATAATATGTTTTTTGTTTTGTTTTAATTTTGTTTTGTTTTGTTTTAATTTTGTTTTAATTTTGTTTTATCATCATTATCACATTTACTTGCAGCAGTCTCTGTTGTTTTCTTAACAGGTTTCTTACCATTTCCTAAGGATTTACTGGTGGAGACCCGTTTCTCATTCCTTTTAAATGTAAACTTCCGACTGGTGGTATTAAAATGTAAACTCGGAATTGTGAAAATTTTCCCGGTTTGGTTATCATATTGCACATCTTTCACGTGTTGTAATTTCTTCTTATCCAAACTTTCTATCAAATACGATCTAAATTCCTGCATCTCCGCTTCGTTTAATGAAAAAGTTGGGGCAATTGTATCCACATACTCGGATAATTGTTTTATTTTAGCGGTTTTATCTAATTTATTCCATGACTCACTCTTGTTCAATTTACTTTCTTTTTCTAAGAATAAATCAATATTTGCTTTTTTTGAGTGCACCGTTTTAGTGACTTGTGCATCACTAAAAATCATATTCTTAAATTTAATATTTTTCAGTTGTCGGCATTCCTCTGTTATATGAGTATCTGTAGCATCAGATTGTGTGGTTTCCATTATAGTATATAACCCAATAGGTTTAACTCATTTTTGCTTAAATTAATATAAACACAAGTTGTATAATTCTTACTTACGCTTTATAAAAGTGTAGCAAAAAATTACTTTTATAAAAGTATTGCAAAGATATAGAAATGACCACACTCAAAAAGACAATCACGATTACTGGCAAACACAATATTGACACGCTCCATAAATTAGAAAACCCGCGATCCGCGAGTAAGGCTAAACGGTTAACGATGGACACAGTAAATGATGTGGATATTACCCATAAAGACCAACTAACGATGCTAAATAAACTGTATATGGATTGTGATTTCCCTTTAAAGTCTCTCTTAGAAAAAGAACTAGAGAGAAAAATACAAGGATATAAAGCCCAAGATATTAAAAAAGATATTTATACGCCGACATTGCTGATTACTTTAGCGGATACGATAGAGAAACTCTTACCTACGAAATTACAGTGTTTTTATTGTAAAACAGCTATTGTCCTACTGTATAAAAATGTCCGAGAACCGACACAATGGACATTAGACCGGATTGACAACGATAAATGTCATAGTAACGAAAATACGGTTGTGGCTTGTTTGAAATGTAATTTGCAACGGCGTGTCACCCATATTGATAAGTTTACGTTCACCAAGAGTTTGAAAATAACAAAATGTTAAATGCGAATAATACTTAATATTAATTTACCACGATTTATTACAATGGAAGTGAAACAGACCGATAATATTCAAGAAATTTTCCTTTTTAAATGGAGTAAAGGAGAGAAATACGAACAATCATTGAAGAGTGATAAAGAAAAATACATTATTAAAGAGGAAAACGTTTCAGAGGAATACAACAAAATGAAGTGTTTATTATTTGATGACGGGGCGGAATCTTGTATGCGGGTAAGTAACAAGCGCGAAGATGCAAACACAAAATTAAATGAACGGTGTATGATTGAAAACATTAGTCAAAACCCTTTTCTCTCGCGGAATAATTATTTAAATGATTTACAAGTACAAGATGAGTTTCTGAAACCGAAGAATTCTAATTTTAATATAGAAGCTTAATAATATATTTTTAAATATATTTGAAATGCCGACTTAGTTGGTGGTTATGAATGACAAATGTAACAGATATATACTTTTATAAAAAAATAAATACTTTTATAGAAGATAAATACTTTTATAGAAGATAAATACTTAAACGAATTGGATTATTTAAATGTATATGACGTCTGTCTATACTAGTCAAAATACCTTGCTATTAAATAATTTGATTACTTTTTATAAGGCAGGAGACAATATGGAAAAGATGCTGTCTATTATTAACGGTATGGCTCCAATTTCTCTCCGAATTGTGGACTGGTTTACTACCAATTATGCGAAGAAATATTACACCGTATATGATATTCATCCTACCGATTTGTCCAAGGCGAAAAGGTTCAAAGTGTATGTAGATTACAAACTAAAACTCCGAGCATACAGTAAAAAACGTTTTGACCCTTTTTGTAGATGGGACAGGATTAATGTGCCATATAAAAACGGCACGTCTATTCAAACCACTATTGGTCAATTGAATTTTTTCAAATGGGCATTTGAGAATGATGTAATAAAATACATTGAAGCGAATTATGCCACCATAGAGAAGGATATGAATAACCGGAACAGCACCGCGAAGAAAAAGAACACGCCAGTCAACCAAAAGACCCGTAAAAAGCGTGAGGAACTCTCTATCTCTGCGTCAAAAACCATCAAGAACGAGGAGGTGGAGATTGTGGTGAAGTTTAACTAAGTACTTTTTAAGAAAAAGTACGGCAAAAAAGTACTTTTTAAGAAAAAGTACGGCAAAAAAGTACTTTTTAAGAAAAAGTACGGCAAAAAAGTACGGCAAAAAGTACGGCAAAAAATACGGCAAAAAAGTACGGCAAAAAACTACCTTCTCATAAAATGTTCAAGCGAAGCAGATTAGACCAAAACTTTAGTATATATATTATATATTGTATATTATATATTGTATATTATATATTGTATATTATATATTATATATTATATAACATATAAAAGATGTTATTATAAATGACAAAAGGTATTTTTTGCGATACTATTTAAATATATATTTTCCTTATTAATTATGGGAAATTCCAATTCCACTAATTATATTAATTTTGAAGATATGCAGGCTTCATTAAATAATAAAGAATATCTTATTATTAATACGCTGAGAGAAAATCAACAGCAATGTTTAATTACCGGAACAATTAATATGAGTAATGAAGAAGAAATCTTGAATACTTACTTGAAATCCAACCGAAGCGTACGGATCATTGTTTATGGGATGAACTCCACTGACGTTAATATAACAAAAAAATACGAACAATTATTGGGTCTCGGGTTTGTGAATGTATTTATTTATAGTGGGGGCTTATTTGAGTGGCTACTGTTACAAGATATTTATAGCAAAGACTTGTTTCCCACCACTGCAAATGAGCGCGATATTTTAAAATATAAAGGGCGGCAGCATTTTAATGTACGATTATTAGAATAATATTTATCAGTGTTAACACGCACACAAAGTGTGCCTATTTACATATTCATCTGTGTAAAATCGGCGATTTTCTCTAACCATTCAGTATAAGCACCCGTGTCCATTTCTACATTGCCATCTAGTAAAAGGGTGGGCGAAGTTTGCTGGTTTAATAACCATTTCTCGTGATAGTCGTGACACTTTTCTAAATAGCTCAATGGAATAATTTCTCCCTGCCGCCCTCGTTTGATAACCCGCCCAGCCGAGACAGTGGGGTCAGCTTGAATATAAATATGCCAAATATTCGGCAAATCTCCGATAAATTCATTAAACCATTTCATATAAATATTATATTCTATTTCCTCAATCTTGCCATCATCATAAAGCATCTTGGCAAATACTTCGCGATCAGTAAATATACTGCGTTCCATAATAATAATATCAGTTTCTTCTTTTAATGCTTTGCGAATAATTGATAACCGGGAAATATAAGCCATCATTTGGAATGGAAAGGCGTATTTATGTTGATTCTCATAATACTTCTCCAAGATGGTCATGCCATTTGTATCAGTCACAGATGACCAAACATCAACAGGTTCAGGGATATAACTGATCTTCGCGTCAGGATACGTTTCACTTAAATACGTTTGGATTTTTTGTATTAATGTAGATTTACCGGTACCAATATTTCCTTCAATTGAGATAATAAGAGGTTTTCTCTCAGTATTATTAGTGAATTTACTATTATTCAACATATTCAATAGATAGGTTATTAAGCCCCAAAACAGTACGGCGGATAGAATGCCGAACATGTCGGAACAGCTCATACATTCTATGTTACTATTAGTACCCATCTTTGCGATTAGTTGTTACATATATTATTAATGAAATGTTTAATTCAATTTATATTTAAATTGAATTATTAGATCAAATTAGTAATTATCAAATGTAATTTTTTTTGTTTTTTTTGTTTTTTTGTTTATATATATATAAAATGGGTAAGAGAGATATTTTAGTAGTATTTGATATTGATGAAACGTTGCTCCAATATATTAATAAAGGTGCGTATCACTATTGGGAAGAAACTACGCCAGAACAAAAACGTATTATAAAAGATAATTTAGAGATTATAGATATGCCAAGTAAGAAAAAGGTTGTATTTTTAAGGCCTGGCTTAAAAGAATTTCTTGAAATGGCTCGTAATAGTGGAAGAATTAAAGTTGCAATATGGACATATTCAGAAAGAGATTATGCAGAGGATATTGCAACACTTATTTGCGATAAGTTTGATTTGCCTTCGGATACGTTCATTTTCAAATATGGCGCTGAAGACATTGAAGATGATGATATACCTAAATCATTAAAACAGGTGTGGGATAATCCTAAATTTGGTAAAAATTTCAATAAATTCAACACGTTTTTAGTAGATGATCGTTACGGAAATTTATGCCATAAAATAAATGTAAGCAATAGTATTCTAGTGCAAGCATATGCTCCTTTTGGGGAAACAAAACAGAGAGAACCGATGACTGCAGAATTACTTCAAAAAGCGGTGGATGATAATATATTTAGCGAATTAACAAAAATTTCAAAGAAATTATTGACAGATATTGATGGTTGCGAAGACGAGGATATTGATGAAGCATTTAAAGTAGAAGCAGTATTCGCGCCTAAATGTATGAAACGAAAGGGATTGGATAGTTATGTCAAAGAATATGACCGTGGCATACAATTATGTACTATTGGTGAAGTAGAACACGCCGCTAGTGCGTTTAAAGGCGGTAGAACGCGCAAACATAAATATAATGCAAAACGTATTAGGGCAAAACGCAGGAGTATTAAAAAACGTGGGAGTATTAAAAATCGTAAAAGTATGAAAAAAGTGAAAGTTATAACGAGGAAAAATAAAGCTGGGAAAAAAACACGCAGGAGATTATAATTTTAAAATTGAATTGCTTTTGTATATAGTAACTTATCATACTATACACAAAATGCCAACAATCAAAGCCGACGAGGATGTCTATTACACGAAAGAAAATGTGTCATTACAAGAGTATAAGATACACGCATATGTGTATGATTTACAAATTGTAAATATTCCAAAAATCATACACTATGATAAAAAAACAAAGCAAATGAAAATGGTCAGAGTCGGCACAATGAATGTGTCAGATTTCTACGGCGAAAAGGCAGAAGATATCAGCGAGGACTTATTCGCAAAAATAAGATCAGTAATACAAACATTATATGACCACAATATTTTGTACATTGACATTACCGGTTACAACTTCATTGAATGTGGGAAAAAACTTTGGATCATAGATTTTGAACACGCCAAATATAATGCAAAACGAAATAATAAATTTGTGGAAAAGTTTTTAGACGGCGCAAATGAATGGAACCCTGAATTTTTATAACCAACCTTTTGTTAGCGAATCAAGTGGGAAAGGTTGGTTGCAAAAAATTAATAGCAAAAAATAACAAAAAAAAATAATAACAAAAAAAGATGTTTGTTACTTGTGTAACTTTTTTTTTAATTTATTGAATATATATATATATATATATATGAATTTAGATAATCTTAGAGATATTATCAGTAACAAACAAATTCAACCAACAATTATTAATGAAAATAGTAATTTTGTAGTTGTAACTTACTGGTGGGGGGATAAAATAAATAATCAAAATACTAGTAGACCTTGTATTTCTTTTTTTGAGAAAATATTAAGTCAAGTAAAAGATTTATGTATAAAAACACTTGGAACTTCATCACCGCAAATCAATATACAACAAATATACAATAGGTTAGAAAACATTATGTCATCTCTAAAATCATTCACAACCATAATAGATAAAACAGCGACCTCATATAATGAAATGATTTATGAACAATTAGGTGTAACGCTAAATGAATCAAATATGGATAATGTAGCAATTACAAAATTAGAAAAATTCAAAACATTAAATAAAACACCTGCCGATTACGAGTATAAAGATAAAGAATATGCCGCTCGTATGTTTATGATTATAATGATTGAAGCCATAACTATAACAAAAAGTAATATGCTTAAAATTTATGATACAAATACTAAAATTGCTGAGTTAAAAGCAAGTTTTTTCTCTCGGACAGAACAACGTATAACCTCGTCCGAGAAAGATGCTTATTTGAAAATGATTGAAGAGCTTAATAATATTCTTAAAGCCGAAAATGCCGCGATTAAAAAAAAGTTAAATACGAAACAAGATTATACTAATGAACAAATGAAGGAATTCAATGGTATGTCTATCTATGAAATATTACATAAAGAATTCAGATTTTTAAGTCCGATGACATATGATAAAATGATTGTTAAATGGGAGGAAGAGTGTAAAAAGTTTGGCTGTAACTATATGGCCGTAGAATACCCTGAATTTGCGAAACCTGGTGGTTATCAAATGGCAATTAATGCAAAGCCTTTATTTATAAGACAGGCACTAGCCGCTTGTGCCGAGCGGTCGGTCTTATATATTGATGGTGATATGTTTATTCGTAAGTATCCCAGTATCTTTGATATGCGGGATGTAGATTTCATGGCACGGGGATGGTGGATTGACCCACGTTCAAGCTGGAAAATGGAAGAAAGTATTACTTACGACCCATATACTTTTGAAACATCAGGTGGTACTATGTTTTTTTCACAATCAACCGAATCTAAACAACTTATTAATGCATGGATTAAAACAGCCGGAACTCCTTCTCAAATCGGCAAAGCAGATGATCGCATTCTTTCACTTGTATTTAATACTTATAAATTTCTTTGTTCTATGAAGGTGATTCAATTACCGATTGAATATTTATGGTTGACGTTAGACTATGATGAGAGAATGTTAGATATAGTTTATGATTATGACAAATATAAGATGCAAGAAACTATTTTTATAGAGCATTCTGAATGCCTTACATCAGAAGATACTGCTAGTGGTAGTGGAGCAGCTAGTGACCGCACACCTAAATTTTATGGTTACTTAGAAGAGAATATTGAACCTGTTTCTGAACAGTTTCACGAATACATTATGTTTCCATCAGAGGACATGGTAGACACCTTGAAAACTTATTTAGATTTTATGAAAGGGGTGCAATATATAAGTGATGGTAATGAATTATTACTTAAAAAAGGGTTGATTAGTATTGATAATCCAGCTGACAATGAACAGCCTCTTTATATTACAAATTATAATGATAAATTTGGCAATATAAAATATCCGCAGGACAACAGTTTGACGTACAATCAAGTTGCTGATATTAATATGAAACGTGCTACAAATATGGTAGTGGATAACTTAGAATTAGTTAATATTTCTGAAAATATGATAGAGATTAATAATTTTTCACATTTAATGAAAGAAGAAGATGCTACAAAATACAATCACGCTGTGATTATGTCTTTAATTATTAAACTCTTGCTAGAAGGGAAAACTGTTATATATAACCCAATTGGTATGACTGGTTATGACGGGTCGTACTATGATATTTTAAAACAAAACGAGAATACAAAATATCAATCTATGGAATTTATATTTTCGCCCGAATTTACTTCCGGTATTTCTCATTCATCTAACTATTTTTATAAACCCAAAATGCGTATAAATCAGGCGATGATGTTTAAACCGAATGATATACTAATTAAATTTTTAACTATGTTTTTAACATTAGATGATTTATCAGCCCATCTAAATAACGGGTCATATGAATTTATGTCACGTGTTAGGGTAGGATATATTATTAAAAAAACACAGAAGAAAGTAGATTCAGTCGCAAATATGGTAGACACAAATGTTACAGGCGCAAATGTTACAGGCGCTATAACAAATATGATTGGTGGAGATGTTGATAATGATGAAGATATTGACCGCTACAGTGAAGGGTTAGATATATTATATAAAGGTGGACGGAGAACTAAAAATATGAACCCTAAAAATATGAAACCTCGTAAAATGAACCCTTATAACATGCAAAATCCAACTTTGTTAAACCATACATTTACAAAAACAAAGAAATTGTTGAATTATATAAATATTAATAAAGTGAACACTAATACATATAATACTATGAAACATAAGAGTATGAAACATAAGACTAGGAAACATAAGACCGGTAAACATAAGACTAGGAAACATAAGGGTAAGAAACATAAGGGTAAGAAACATACCACGAAGAAACATACCACGAAGAAACATAAGGATAAGAAACATAAGACTAGAAAAATGTAAATATGCTGGTTAAATTTATGTGATTTTACTTTACGTGTTGTTTTGGCCCAACCTTTTTCTTTATATTTCGTATCGTGTTGTTTTGGCCCAACCTTTTTCTTTATATTTCGTATCGTGTTGTTTTGGCCCAACCTTTTCCAAAAGGTTGTCAAAAGGTTGTTAAAAGGTTGCTATATATTAAAATTGATTTACTTAGGATATAAACACATAATGCACTATACCCTTTATAACCCATCTCTTACAAGAAAATGGATCTCAAGCAACGTAAACTCAGTAAATCCGAATGGGCCAACATTGAAGTTCCCGTCTCTCTTGACGAGAAACGCATTCATGATTTAATTACAGCCGGATTTCATGATGTGAATTTACGACGCAATCCATCGCAATCCCTATTAAAATATATGAAGATTGCGTTCAGTGCACAAATAGACCTCTACCTATATGTGCACTACATCCAGCCACGCATTCTAGAGTTGCGTACACGCTACACATTCCCTATTGACAATTTGAAAACCAATGAACATGTCATGAAAAAAGCCGATTTAATTCGGCTCGCGAATACCGACAAGCTATTGACCGAACAGCGTGAGAATTTATTTGAATTTATTATCCTGGACCTCTTGAAGAAAATGTTTCAGGAAAACGTAAAACAGAAATACAACACCTATTATACCTTGAAAAATTTGATTACATATCGGGTAGAACACGTCAACCAGTGTTTAATTAAAGCGGTTAAAGACATATTAGTCTACGTGGAAAAGAACGTGGAACTGAGCGATTTAGTTTATAACGGCCAAAAAATCATTGAACAAAATCCGTTCCTCTTGAAATACGCTGATGAAACTTTATATGATCACCAAAAACAACTGTTCACGCTGTGCAAACAACCACAATCCAAATTAATCCTCTACATTGCTCCTACAGGGACCGGTAAGACCTTGTCACCCCTGGGTTTAACCGAAAATTACAAAGTAATCTTTGTATGTGCAGCACGCCACGTGGGTCTGGCTTTGGCGAAAGCAGCCATATCCGCCCAGAAGAAAGTGGCATTCGCCTTCGGCTGTAATGACGCAGAAGATATTCGGCTCCACTATTTTGCCGCCAAAGAATACTCTGTCAATAAGAAAAGCGGGGGCATTGGTAAAGTGGACAATTCCGTCGGTGATAAAGTAGAACTGATGATTAGTGATATTCAATCCTATTTGCCCGCAATGTATTATATGCTGGCCTTTAATCCCAAGGAAAAAATTATTCTTTACTGGGATGAGCCAACGATCACATTAGATTATGTGGAGCATGATTTTCATAAAATTATCAAAGAAAATTGGCGGCAAAATCTGATTCCCAATGTGGTGTTATCATCGGCTACTTTACCTCAACGTGAAGAACTCGTGGATACAGTTAATGATTTCTGTGGAAAATTTGATGGGGCGGAAGTGTACGATATTGTGAGTTACGATTGCAAAAAGACGATACCCTTGATAAACAAAGAAGGCTTTGTGGAAATGCCCCATTATCTGAGCGCGGATTATGCGGAGATACAGAAAATCGTTACCCATTGTCTCGCGTATAAGACATTGCTTCGGTATCTGGACTTGGGCGAAGCTGTTGCGTTTATAAAATTAATCACGACCTTACAAGCCACCACGCAGCCGGACCTGATAACCAACCGGCGTCTCACAATAGCTTTACAATTTCCATCGGTGGATGCGATCAATATGATTAACCTGAAATTGTATTATTTGAATCTACTTGGCAATATTAAACCGGACACGTGGCCTAAGATTTACCAGCAATTATTAAGTGAACGGGTGAAAAAACAGGCGTCCAATATCCACATTGTCACTAAGGACGCACATACATTAACTGATGGGCCGACGATTTTCTTGGCGGATAATGCGGAGAAAATCGCCCAGTTCTATATTCAAAGTGCTGGTATACCCGCCCATATCACGGCGGATATTATGAAAGCAATTGATTTCAATTCGCAACTGAACGAAAAAATCGCGAGAGAAACAAAAGATTTTGAAGACGGCACGAAAAAAGACGAAGGCAAGGAGAAAAAATCTGCGAACACGGACCGGATGGACCCGGAGATGAAAAAGAAACTTCAAACGATTCAGCAATTACAGGCGGCCACGAAACTCATTGTTTTACCGCCCCAGTATGTACCCAACACAACTGAGCATTTGTATAAACACTCTCCTCAACTGTACAATAGAGAAGACCTCCAAAACAAACCATTTACCAGCAATGTATCAGAAGATTACGTTGAAAAAATTATGCGAATCAACGATATTGAAGACCATTGGAAACTATTATTAATGATGGGTATCGGGGTCTTTGCGGAACATAAAAGCGATCGCTACACAGAACTGATGAAGAGCTTAGTACAAGAACAGAAACTCTACTTAATTATTGCTACATCGGATTATATTTACGGCACGAATTACCAGTTCTGTCACGGGTATATTAGTAAAGACTTGGGTCAGATGAGTCAAGAGAAGTGTATCCAAGCCATGGGACGGGTCGGTCGGAATAAGTTACAACATGATTATAGTGTGCGTTTCAGAGAGAATGACTTGATCCGGAAACTCTTCCAAAAGGCGGAGCATAGCCCCGAGGTGCTAAATATGAATTTGTTGTTTAATGACAGCTGTTAACATGATAACATGATAATATGATAACATGATAATATGATAACTTTACAATATATAAAAAATACTTAAACTTATTCTTACTATTTCTATTATATATATGGCTTTTTTTTCTGTTATGAATAAATTGAAAATTTGTGATGTCACCCTTACCAATGCCATCCGACTTAAGTCATTAGATGAGAAAAAAACGCTTTTAAAAAAAATTCTCTACGAAACTAAACCACATAAGTTGGAAATTGGACTGTTCAAACCATCTTTAAATTACACTTACAAACAGACCGATGCTCAGGAGACAATACGACGTAGTAATACCATACAACGTAGTAATACCATACAACGTAGTAATACCATACAACGTAGTAATACAATACAACGTAGTAATACAATACAACGTAGTAATACCATACAACGTAGTAATACTATACAACGTATTAATACAATTCAATGTAATAATATATACAACAATACGATACAATTTCGTGTGGATACACAATGTAATCCAATATTACAACGTTTTGATACAATACAAGCAAATGTTATACATAACACGTGTGTTGCTATTCAACACACGTATAAGTTTAATAGTCGGCCTATATCAAAACGAGAACAAAATTACACCATTCAACACAATGACCTCGTAAAACAAAATCAACATGTCCAACAAAGTAAAGATGTCCAAAAAAACTCCCCCTGCGACACTTTACAATTGTATGATTTTTCTCAACAATTGATGAGTAAAAAAACACCACAGTGTCAATTTTATGTCTTAATACCGTTACATAAATTATACATAGAAAAAGCCCACACTTTAAATATTAAAAACATTTCAGTAACCACTGCCTTATCCGATACCTTTTTACAAAAGTATACAAACCGCCCACTTAATAATACAAAAAAACAACTGACGTCGTTGTTTTCAAGCAATGACTATCGGTTTGCAAATGTTAAATTATATGTGGATTGTATATCGCAATGTCCATTTGAAGACACAAAGAATACACAGTATATTATTCGGGAAATCTTATATTATAATACACTACCCGGCATTAGTGAAATCTGTCTAGTGGATACTTTTGGAGGTCTCCGCTATAAATTTTTTGAACAAATTATAAATGGGGTTACAAAGCATATGGATATTAGCAAGATCAGTGTGCGTTTATGTAGGGAAAAAATAGCCAATCCGCATTTCAAACAGTATCAAGAACATAATATAGCAAAGATTATTCAGTTTTGTATTCAAAATAATATTTATCAATTTGATGTGATTAGTGATGATAATGATAATGATAATAATAATAATGATAATAATAATAATAATAATAATAATAATAATAATAATAATAATAATAATAATAATAATAATGACAATGACATCGTAGATGCTTATAAAATATTAAACCATGATAGATTGTATAATTATATTGAAGATGATGCGGACTTAGCATGTTGTGCTTGAGGTGGAGGATGAGTTATATTTGAAGTCTTCTCATTAACATGTGAACTAGATTTATGGAATGCGTACACTTTCTCTCTTAATTCTAGATAATATTTGTATTTTTCTGGGTCTAATTCACTTTCGTATATTTTACTGTTACCGGTAGCAATCACTTCCACTTTTTTCTTATCCACGCCAGAATCGGGCGTTTGTTGGATCATCGTATTATAAATCCGAATAGTTTTCCAACCAGCTAATATTTTTTCAAAAATAAAAATCACTTCTTCACCCGTAATACCGCGTTTGGTGCTACGCTTCTTTTCTCGGCGTTCCTTTTTCATCGTTAAAAAATTTTGTTTATATTTATCATTAACATCACTCATAATAAATATAATAGGTGAATATTATTTATGTAATTATATAAGTAATATTATGTCTTCTTATAATTACTAATTAATTGTAAATAATGTTGATATTTTTCTGGAGAAACTTCTGATTTATAAAACGGGAGTTCTCCTTGATTAATATTACGTTTTATATTTTTTACGATATCAATTGATAAGTCATTTTTAATTTGTTGTTTCAATCGTAGTGCGTCCAAAATGGCCATGGGCTTCTCTTCCTTCACTAATTTCTCAATTACAATACACATTTCTTCTAAGTGAATCTTGCGTTTTTTTATATTTTGGGCTTCCTTACTTAGAGGAATTTTTTGATCTGGTTGTTTTTCTTCAGTGCGGCATAATATAATACCATTTTTAATACGAGTTACTGTGTGTCTCGGCAAAGTAAGTAATTCCTGTATTTCCATATTTTTTTTGCCCTCTTTGATAAGTGCACGTACTTTGATGATTATTTCATCACTTACGCCACCTCTAGCGTCTCTAATAGATGTGGACATTTTTTTCTTGGTTTCAGTTGATTTCAACTTGCCAAAATTATGGTTACCAGAACCTTGCATTTTTTCTGATTTTTCTTTGTAAACTTGTTTCAAGTGTATTTCTTTACATACTTTCTCTTTCATTTCTCTCAATCGCATCAATTCCAAATAGCCTTCTTTCTCGTCTTTATTACAATTGACATCATCAAATTGTTCTATTTTATGTTTTTCTTCATTACATATTTTGTACATTTCCTTTTTGACTGCAACATCACTGGACGTAATATAAGTTTCAAAAGCCACTGCTTGATTATACTTTACAATTAACCAATCTTTAACAAGTGCGATAAATTTAAGACAATCCTGTTTTTTGTAAATAGCAAATTTTGTTTTATTATCTATATGACCAAAACCTAAAAATTGTTTTATTCTTTCCAATATGACAGGATGATTTTTTTGCGATATACTAATACTGTATCCTTTAAGATCATTGTCTATATAAAAACAACCTTCTGCATCTAACAAACCTTGAATATATTCAATATTCATTCGTCCTAATGTTGTTTCATCCATTATTTTATCTTTATTCACATCACTGCATTTTTTATATAGTATTTCTTTTTCTTCCACTACATTGGGAATATCTGCCAACTTATAAAACTCGTTAAGATATTCTATTTGTGGCTGTTTTATAATAATACTAAAACGGATATAGTCTAATAGAAGTTTGTATTCATTGCTTCGGAGCAGTAAATTATATTGATTCCGTACATTATGTTTATGATAAAACTCACCGGTCTCGTCTAATATATCCACAACTTTATTATTTCTATTTGCAGAGGTGGTGATACTGCCACCAAAATGATACCGAATGACACGTAATACATTGGTTCGGCATTGAGTAATAGTTATACCTGATTGATAACCATGCAATATCTTCCGGATAAATACACACCCATCTCCGTCTATCATCCCTGCAATATAGGCTGGGTGTGGTGGAGTATTCTTAAAGCGTTGTAATTGTTTCAGTGTGTCTAATTCAATTGATGAGTCCATCTGTGTATATTGTAACATATACAAGATTCTGTAAGTTGTTTCAATTTAATATATAATTCATATTATAAAATATATAATATGAAAATTTTATGTGTATAATTTTTAAAAATATATAAAATTTTTGTGACGATAACACGTCTCAATTACTATACGCTAACCCTCCCCGGGCTCACGTATAGTGACCTCAATTTTTCAATTGAAGCATGGACTATCCCTTAAGTTATCACTGGAAGTTGCTAACTCCCTCAAACCCACTCCATTATAGTCTCTGAACCTTTCCCATATGCTTGCTATATCGCACGTAGGGACTTGGCTGCAGATTGTCCAATCCTTTTCGTTATTACTATGCCCTAGGTCATTACCCCGGGTATTCTTCTTGTTTTCACAAGAAGAAGTAGTAGAAAAGGCTCTTAGGATGTTCCCGCAATTTAGAAATGTTGCCTCGTTCATTAGTCAGAACGAGACTAGCTGATTACATAATGCATTTACATAATTGTAAACACATATCTGCTTTACACTGTTTACCCAAGTTAGTAAGCAAATAACTAACTTGGCAGTCAACTGTTTGGCACAGGTAAATCGAATGCCGCTCATCACGCGTAACACGTTATAGTTGGTCGCGTACACGCGCACCTTGGCAGTGTTAGTGCCTTGGACGGTGGCGTTAGACAAAACCAGCTGAAGAGTGGCATTGTCAATACGCGAGAAGTTGCAAGAACCCGACGGCTGATGTTCTTCAGGGCGAAGAGCAAAAGAGTACACATTGATACCAGTGTCGGGGTTGCGGGTGTGGTGCTGGTAGGGTTGGACCAGGTCAAAGTAGGTGCCTTCACGTTCCGAGAAGCGGTCCTGGCCGTTAAGCTGGAGCTTGGCGGTGACGACGGGGTTTTCACCCCAGCAGTGCATATCAAGGGAAGACTCGGCGAGCACAAAGGTGCCGGCATCAGAGACACCCGAGTTAACAGCGGGACCTTCGGTTTGGGGGCCGTTATTGATAGGACCGGACCAACCAGCACCGGTGGGGGCGGCTTGACCAAGACCGTTGTCAAACCCACCTTGACCAGCAGCACCGTGGCCACCAGCACCGTTGTAGTTCCACCACGAGGCGGCGGTAACATCAACGGCACCAGGGTCATTGAAGAGACCCGAACCATCAATGTACGAACCAGTGGTTTCGGCAATGCTCTGGGCACCACCGAAGGCGTGAATGGCGTTGGGGAGGGCATCAATACCGTCAGTGTAGTTGAAGGGCTGGGCACCGAGCGTCTTGTAGAGCATGCTGTTGCAGTTGAGGGACGCGCAATAGTCCACATTGCCATCGGGCTGAACAACCCAGATTAACTCCTTGCAGGGGTGATTGAGGTTCAGCTTGATCTTGTTGGAGGACGAACCGACGGATTCATCACCAGTGAACTGGAGCTGTTCAATCAGGTATTCATGGGGGTTCTGGGCCATACGACGACGCTCATCGGTATCCAAGAAGACGTAGTCCACATAGAGGGAAGCAGCGACTAAAGACTGGTTGTAGGGAGTGACCGACTTGACAGAGTTAGTTTTACCCGGGACACAGTCCAAGGTGTTCACGGCCCACAAGCATTCATCAATAGGGCGGATATCCAAGTTAATCTTGACTTCGTGGTATTGAAGAGCGATAAGAGGGAGCGCCAAACCAGGGTTGCGGCAGTACCAGAATTGGAAGGGGACATAGAGGGTGGTTTCCGGGAGAGCGTTACGGGGTTCGCAAACCTGGACGGGGGCACCCGAGGCACAAGGGCCATCAACGTTAGCGAACGAAGGGTCGCAAATAAAGGTAAGCTGAGTGGTGTTACCAACCATCTTGTAATAACCACGTTGTTGTTCAGCCGACAAAGTCAGCTGATTCCAGATGTGCATCCAGTCACCATATTGGCGATCAATGCGTTGACCACCAATTTCAACTTCAACCTGGGAGATCATCTGTTCTCCAGGGAAGTCAAGCCAGCGGGCCCAGACACCCTGATCAGCGGGGGCCTTCATGTTTTGGTTAATTTCAGGTAACGTCACCTGTAAATAGGTGCGGTAAGCCAAATCACCGTTTCGGCTGATAGTACAGGTAACACGGCGACCAAAATCGGCTTGACCGTTAAAAGTCTGTTCAATAGACTCCATGGCAAAGTTCGTGTGGCGACGATACGTCACCTTCCAGAAGGTAATCTGAGGGTTACCAGTAAGGTAAACATCTTGAGCACCATAAGCGACGAGTTGCATTAAACCTCCTCCCATTGTTTATAATATCCCTAAAGAAAAAAATTTTGAGTTTTAATTTAATTAATTTAATTAATTTAATTAATTTAATTAATTTAATTAAATTGTGTATAAATAAATTAATTATACATACATTGATTAATTATACATACATAAATACGACACTTATATATTTACTTTATTCCATTCATATTTGCTAAGATAAACTGCTCTAAATAGGAATCTAAATAAATCTCTTTTTCTCCTTCGTGTTTTTTATTAAAAATATACTTGTCATCTCTCTTAACAATTGACCAGCCAGAATCTAAAGCATTGTATAAAAATTTCATTTTCTCCAAGGTAATATAATTAATATCGCGATTTTCATTGGAATCTATATAAATATCCATTATCAATAGAGTAGAAAACATTAAGTATAACTAAACATAAATGTATAACTAAACATTAAGTATAACTAAACATTAAGTATAACTAAACATAAATGTATAACTAAACATAAATGTATAACTAAACATAAATGTATAACTAAACATAAATGTATAACTAAACAAAGAAAATATGTATAATCTAAACAAAGAAAAATATGTATAATCTACTAAACTTTGCTTAAATAAATATTATATCTTTATATATATGACTGGAATATTTAAAACGACAAAAAAAATGTTAACTAGTAACAATGAAGCTGTTACACTTGACATTAAACACAAAGAAATGCTCAATAAATTTAGAACTGATGTTACCGGTACAAAACCCGAATTAGAAAAAGAAAAGAAAAAACTATTATTGCGTCTAAAATCCGTGAATTTATCCGTTGATGAAAGAATCGTTATTTGCGATACGTTGAGTAATTTAAAAATGCGGTTAAAAAATATTAAAAAAGCTGAAAAAAACTATTTGCTAAATAATTCCCAGTATATATTTGAATATTTTGAGCATAAAAAAAATATTGCCGAATGTAAAAATACACCCACCATGTTGGAACATTTTTTCCAATCTAAAGAATCAGTTACTATGGATGATATAAAAGTCAAGGAAATATCTTATCTGGATAAATATTTGACTAATATAAATGAATCATCTCTAGATATTAATAATTATACTATTCAAACCGACATTTGTAAATTCTGCAGTAAAGGTGATTTAATTCCATTGGACCATGAAGGCATTTTAATTTGTAATAATTGTTTTAAACATACTAAATATCTAATTGAAAATGAGAAACCTTCGTACAAAGAACCTCCAAAAGAAGTGTGTTTCTATGCGTATAAAAGAATCAATCATTTTCGCGAAATCTTAGCTCAATTCCAAGCTAAAGAAACCACGCAAATTCCTGATGGCATTATTGAAAAAATTATACAGCAAGTAAAGAAAGAACGAATCAGTTTATCGCAGCTTACCAATAAGCGAGCCAAAGATATTTTGAAAAAACTCGGTTATAATAAATATTATGAACACATACCTTTTATTAAAGACAAGTTAGGTATTAAACCACCTATTATGAGTGCCGAACTAGAGATTACCTTGTGTAATTTATTTATGGATATTCAAGCCCCTTATGCGAAATATTGCCCAGACTATCGTATTAACTTCCTAAATTATTATTACACAGTATACAAATTATGTGAACTTTTAGATCAGCAACAGTTTTTGCCTTATTTCCCAATGTTGAAAGATAGAGAAAAACGTATTGAACAAGACGTTATTTGGAAAAATATCTGCGATGAATTAGATTGGGAATTTATGCCGACTGTATAAATACACCATTACATAAAAATATTACTCAAGGCATATTTTTATGTATGAAAATTTATATGTATATGTATGAAAATTTATATGTATATGTATGAAAATTTATATGTTTATGTATATATGTATTTAAAACCTAGGGAAACCGACTAAGTTTGCACCAATACCGAATCCGGCACCGGAACGGGCACTCACACCCATACTAGGCACGTAAGTATCCAAAATACTGAAGGTTGCCGCGGCGGTTAAGGCAATTAACGCAATTTCGTCTAAATTAAGCGAACGCTTGGGGATGGCAAAAGCGGCGATAGCAACCATTAAACCTTCCACTAAATATTTGATAGCACGTTTAATTAATTCGCCAAAATCAATACCGAACTCCATATTATATTAAATATAAAGAAAAAAAAATGGAAAAAGAATAAACAAATATAATTACATATAGTCTTAAATTAACTTAAAATATATTTATTTATTTAAATATAAAACAATATGACTTCGCTAAATGCTTCTTTAACATCCAATAATAATTTTGAACAAAAAACACAATCCGATGGTTCAAATAATCCCAAATACGTAGATGTCTTAGAAGAAGACAAACCTATTGCTGGACAAAAATTCACATGTATTTCATTTATTTCTCCAGAAAAAATTATTAAGATGCGGGAATTATATTCTTTTGAGCAATTTCTAAAGCAATGGGAATTAAGCAAATCACTTGAATGTTATACACATTTTCTTCATTTTCTTGCCTACAAATATTCTCTAAACTTTGAAGATTTAAACAAGGATTTTCAAGAATTTTGTAAAGATGAGAAAGACACACTGTGTACGAGTAAAGTAGAAGACGATTACAAGAATTTTGTTGACACACACGAAAATGATCTTGATGATAAATATAATACATTGCACAAGTTTCAAACCAGTGTCCGAGGGGTGAAGATTCGTGGTTGTTATCCCACCCAAGACGAAGCGGAATTACGTTGTAAGCTGTTGCGTGAAGTAGACCCCAATCATGATGTCTACGTGGGGCCTGTCGGTATGTGGCTTCCATTTCATCCCGAATCTTACAAGACAGGTCGCGTGGAATATTTGGAAGAAGAACTGAATCAATTGATGCACGAGAAACGGAGTAATGAAAGTCACGCCAAGGTTGAATTTGACAAGCGTGTGCGTGATACCAAGGAGAAAGCGATGGAGGATAACAAGAAGAAAGCCATGGAAAGTGGTAACGTGCTTACACAAACAATTAATGAAGACGGGCAGCTTGTCAGTGTGAAAGATATGAACACGACTGAATCCAAAATGGATAAAACAATGTGTATTGAAGAATTACGCCGGGAATTATTTGAAGGCGATAATATTATCATTGATAAAGTATCGGACCGGGGAGTGAGTTTTATTAATAACTTGAGAGCTGCGACTATTGATGAGTAAATTTATTTACAAATATAATTGATTAATATAATTGAATAATATAATTGAATAATATATTATTTTAATGATAATATATTATATACTAAGTAAAGAATGACGCTAAATAGAACAGTATGCTCCCTAACGACGTGCGCGAAGCGGGTAACGTTTATAGAAAAAACGACTTGCATTTGTAGTAAGTGTGGTATGCAATATTGTACATTGCATCGGTTAGCGGAGGCGCATGAATGTAATCATAATTTTAAAGATGACATTAACAAAGAAAAATTCATTAACGAGAATAAATGTGTAGGAGAAAAAGTTGTTAAAATTTAATTACGCATTTACGAAGGAATAAAAAAACATATACACAACAGTTTTTTTACATTTTAACATTTTAACATTTTTTCATTTTAACATTTTTCATTTTAACATTTTTTATAACACTTCATTCATTCATCATCATCATCATCATCATCATCATCACTGTGCATATAGTTTGCACCTGAAATAGACTGAAACATCATATCAGGTGATGGCGAAGGACTACGCGCGAAATCGTAGTGCTTGTGTGTTGTTGTACAACCATATATACTCTCTGAACGAGGCGGCGGAGTTTCAAGACACTCCTTCGGCTTTGTAATTTGCTGGTTGGCAGCAAAATACTTTACATATTTAATAATGCGGCTGCGAATTTTGTTCATGGCGTCAATAACATGCTGTTTGGATGAGCCCCAAAATAGATACTGACCAAGCTCTGTGTGAAACCAGATAAAATCAATACCGGTCTCACAAATAGTCTTCTTTAAGAAGAACCCCGCCTCACCATTCACCCTACCAATAACTGCAATATTTGCAGGCGCGTCAAATTGTCCATATACCATATTGGCTTTACCTGGCAAACTAAGCTGAAGCTGTAACTGTTTAAACTGCTCTGGCACATTTTGTAAATTATTGGTAACACGGCGTATTTCGTCCAGCGCACTTGATGTTTCTCGTAAATAATAAGGCTTGAATGGCACGCAAAATTCGGGATTGGCTAATTCAAAATTCATTCTTGAAACTTGAGTTGGTTTAATAATACTATACATTACATAGGAAAAACATTTCAATTTTAAAATACACTTATGTTAAACCTGTCTTGTGGGTTACCACTTTGATTTGCGCACATTAATTTTTGGGCCTTGTCCTCGTTTCTTCGCGCTATTTGGGTCGTATGTCGCTTCTTCATCGTCAGAGTTGAAGTCTTTTGACAGGTCCCAAAATTCTTTAGACCCTAGTTTAAAATCAGCGTGATGCTGGGCTTTATACCAAAAAACTTGATCGTGGAGTTTATTGGATTTAGCATTATTATTGATGACTAAACATTCAAAATTTTCCGTACATTGATCCATGACTTGCGCAAAAGATTCAAATGTTGGAAACATCCCGGCGTAATTCTCCCAAATACGTTTCCGGTTGGCAATATATGGTTCCCGCAAAATAAACACGTAATCAATATTCGTCCTTAAATTCGGTGGGATACCTAAAGGATACTGCATTGTAATAATCAACATCACTTTCCAGTGACGCCCGTTCATGAAGAGCAAGCGCATCATTTTATCTCTCGTCCAGGTGGCATCATACAAGCAATCATCAAGTATCACAAACGCCCGAGGGTCAATATTAGATTTTTTATATTGGTCAATTTCTTTCTTCACTTGTTTCAACACAGTTTTTTGTCTTTTCAAAATGTTCTCAATAATCGCGGTATTATATTCATCGTGAATAAATAACTTGGGAACGTGGGAACTATAAAAGCCATTTCCTGCTTCTGTGCCTGAGATAACTGTTCCTATTGGGATATCTTGATGATAAAATAGTAAATCCCGTACGAGGTAACTTTTACCTGTATCACGTCTTCCAATTAATACAACCACAGGGCCTTTATTTTCATCGGGCCTAAAACTTATATGTTTCATATCAAATTTTTTTAATTCCAATGTCATTTATATTTAGGTTATTTTTATATTAAAATAACCTTGTTTAACCGCAAAATTTATATTATAAATAGGTTAACATTGTAATTGCATTTGCAATTGAGTTTAAATATCATTATAATAAATATAAAACAGAATTAATGGAGTTCGGATATAAAAAACACAGCAACGAGAAATTATTTACTACTTTAGAAAAAACCAATTTGGGTATTAAACAGCTTCAAAATTACATACCGCTTTATGCCAAGTTTTTTATTTTGAATGAAACCAATTGGAACACAATTAATTTGAATAATAAATTTTATTTAAACAATATTAACGGGTGTGAAACTACAAATATTGTAAATGGCGCAATCAAACATGTAAGTGGCACACAAAAAATAAGCAAAAAAGTATTTTTCAAATATAGTCCACTGTTAGACCCGATTAAATATATTATTGGCAAATATGATATAACAGAACCGACTTTATTACAGTTACCCTCTTTTATTAATCCTGGCGCGGGACAAGAAAAAACGAGAGATATGAATAATTCGGCTTATGTAGATAGTTTTTGTTCTTTTTTAATCAGTAATTTATTACATAATCACGGTTTCCTGAATGGGATTGATTTTTATGGGTCATTTCTCTCTATTAAAGAAAACTATCCAGTAAATATTTACGACGATATTGAATATATTGATGAATTTGACTTTTTCCATAAAAATAGAGATGTTTTATTTACGGTAGATGAAACCTATAAGGATATCGTTGGCAGTGATACGCGAAATTATAAGGAGAAATTAAAATTCGCAAATAATGACGAAGTACCTTTGCAATTATCGGATATTAGTGAATTACTAACGACAAATATGGATATTTTATCCAGTTTAGTGGAAGATACTAGTGTAAGTAACGTGGAGGTTATACCTGACATGGTTTATGAATGTCGCCCCTTAGATGATAATTTGCGCTCATTGCAACGTTCTTCTACGTCCTCTTCTAGTTCCTCTTGTTCTTCACGTTCTTCCATTTCATCTAAAGGCGATGATGATGTTACCGGTATGGACATTGATGAAGATGGAAACACCAAAAAAGATGCGTCAGGAGATGATTCGTCAGGCGAAGATATGTCAGGCGATGATGACGAATCCATGGACGACGATTATTCCACGCTCAATGGCGAAGAAGTCCTGGTCCGTATAAACAAATTTCCGGTGCAAACAATCGCTCTAGAATGTTGTGAAGATACATTAAATTCACTTATTGAAAACGATGAAGAACCGTTAGAAGAAGATGAATGGGAGTCTATTGTTCTGCAAATCTTGATGTCTTTAATCACTTTCCAAAATGCCTTCCATCTCACCCACAATGATTTGCACTCTAATAATATTATGTACACAAGTACTGAGAAACAATTTCTCTATTATAAGGTGGATGGACAGCACTACAAAGTACCAACGTTTGGGAAAATATTCAAAATAATTGATTTTGGTCGGGCCGTCTATAAATTCAAAGGTGAACTGATGTGTAGTGATAGTTTTCACCCCAAAGGTGATGCGGCGACGCAATACAACTTCCCGCCTTACTATAACCCCAAGAAACCTGTCATTGAACCGAATTTTAGTTTTGACTTGTGCCGGTTAAGCTGTTCCATTTACGATGAACTGGTAGAAGATATCAGCTTGGAACATTTAGTCACTGCCCCCATTTTCCGAATCATTCTGGATTGGTGTAAAGACGACAAGGGTCGCAATATTATGTATAAGAAAAATGGCGATGAACGGTATCCGGATTTCAAACTCTATAAAATGATTAGTCGGAAAGTGCATAAGCATGTGCCCCTGGATGTGCTACGCAATCCGTATTTTGAGAAATACAAAGTCACTAAGAAGAAATTAGGCAAAGAAAAAACAATTATAAATATTGATGAGATACCGTGTTATGCATTGTAGAACATTATGCATTGTAGAACATTATGTATTATAGATTATCATATAATATTACGCTGACTGAAATGAATAATATTATACAATAATATTTTTATATAATATAATGAGTATTAAATCTATTGTTAATACATTAACAATAACTTTTAATAATAATGTTAAAAAATTATTAAACTATTGCAATTTAAATATAACGTCTATTAAAAAATCAAAATTATCTAATAATATTAAAAATATTAATATTAAAAAAATTCAAAATTATTTTACTACAACCTATAATAATCTTAAAAAAAAATTAAATTTAGATATAAAAGCAGCACAAGCACAGGCGCAAGCACAAGCACAGGCGCAAGCACAAGCACAGGCGCAAGCACAAGCACAGGCGCAAGCACAAGCACAAGCACAGGCACAAGCACAAGCACAGGCGCAAGCACAGGCACAAGCACAAGCACAAGCACAGGCGCAAGCACAAGCACAAGCACAGGCGCAAGCACAAGCACAAGCACATGCGCAAGCACAGGCACAAGCACAGGCACAGGCGCAAGCACAGGCGCAAGCACAGGCGCAAGCACAAGCAC